CTTGGACTACCTAGCAGATAACGCATGGACATGGGCAGGTACAGGCATGGTCCTGATTACCCTCTCTGGTCCGACCCTACGCCAAGCAACCCTTATTACAGGCGTTGTTGTTTTGGTACACTCTTCACTAACCCTATCTAAGAAAGACTAGTCATGGCAAAGCTTCAAAACATCATTTTCCGTATCTTCGCATTGTTCGGCTCATCCGCATTGGCAGCTGTTGCTGGTGGTGCTTTGATTGGTGTAGAACTATGGAAGTCAGCAGCACTTGCTGGCATCATGGCATGCGCACAAGTGGTTGAAAAGTTGTTGCGCTTCAGCGTTGACGGTTCCCTCAGCAAAGAGGAAATCGAACTTGCATTCACGGGTGCAGTTAAGGCTAAGCCTGAAGTAGCCGAGTAATGGCGTTGAAGAAGAAGGCAGGCAATGACCTTCCCATCATCCCAGTCAAACTCTGTTCGTGTCTTAAGAACGCGAAGCCTGGTGAACTCGCTCCGAAACTTCTTCGCAAGATTGAAGGTAAAGGAATGTTGCACCATTGCGCCGCAGACGCATACGAAGCAATGGATGCGGCAGCAAACGCTGAAGGAATTGACCTTAGTCCGACAAGCCCAGCGGACACATACCGCACTTTGGCGGTTCAAGAGTACGGATTCTTCCAGCGATACACAACAGATGTAATCGCAGGTCAGAAGCCTCGCGTGTATCAGGGCAAAGCATGGTATCTGAAGAAGGGTATGGCGATGTTGGCGGTGCCTGGAACGTCTAAGCATAATCTTGGTATTGCCATTGACATCAAGAACGCTAGTGAACCGAAGCGTCTTGCATGGTTGAAGGCTAACGCTGTGTCGTTTGGTTTCTCATGGGAAGTAGTACCTAGTGAACCGTGGCATCTGCGTTACGTGTGTGGTGATGCGAAACCGCAACGTGTTCTTGATTACCTAGCGAGCAAAGCAGTCTAATGTGGACGCTGGCTGGGCTGTCTTTCTTGCTGCTGTTGTGTCTAGTGTTGGCGGTTTGCTAACAGTTCTGATACAGCAGTTCAGAAAAGAAAACGCTAAAGACCATGACGTGGTGATGGGCATGTTGAAGATGGTGTACAAGAAGCAGGGTTCTGTTGAATACAAAATCGACAAAGTGTCAGACCAATTGGGCGACCATCTAAAAAATCACCCGCGGTAATCGCAAGACAATTCAATAGGCTGGTATCTTGGTCGGTCCTATGACTCGCCAAACGCTAGAGACAATCCGCAAATACCTAGTAACCGCAAGGGTTTCCCGCCCAGAAGAAGAAGAATTCTTCCAAGCTTTAAACGAACTGGACCGCCTGCTTATCGCATCCTCGCGCCCGCGGGAGACAGTAAACTCTTGACATGGCAGAAGGGCTAACCCACCCAGTAGTAATCGTCACATGGATGGACGCGCATGCCGCCACAGAAACATGGACACCACTCGATGGCATAGACCAAGAGCCGTGCATGGTGACAAGCTGCGGCTTCCTACTGACCGCTGACGAGGGTGGCAAGCCAGACCATATAACTATCTACCAATCGAAAACAGATAGCGACGATGTTGACGGTGTGCTTTGTGTTCCTGTTGCGATGGTGAAGACCATGAAAGTTTTTCCAAAAGATACTTGACATACGGTATTACTATCGGATAAGGTAGACGGTAAGGGAAACAACACGAAGGGAAAACATGCAAATCAACAGATACCGCATAACTAAAAACGAACACGGTGGACAAGACTGGTTGAGTGACCGCTTCTGGGATGCGGAGAAACGCAAACGTGTTTCAGCATCAGCAGTAGCTGCCATCTACGGACTACACCCATTTGTACCAGCAGACAAGTACGCTGCCGAATTGTTAGGTGACATACCCCCTGCACCTATCGAACCAACATGGGCAATGACCCGCGGCAACGACCTCGAACCACTCTGCATCAAATGGGCAATAGACAAAACAGGAATCCCATTCACCACACCTGACGAAATGTTTGTTGCAGAAACAGACAACGGTGCGCGAATGATTGCCACACTCGACGGCTTCTATGAGAACGGTGACGAGCGAAAGATTCTCGAAATCAAAACCTCATCACGCCCATGGGAAGGTGAACTGCCTGACTATTGGCGCATCCAAGGAATCCAGCAAGCCATTTGCGCTGATACAAACCTCGTTACATGGGGAGTGTTCGATAACACGATGAGCCTTTACATTTATGAGCAACACATCAGCGATGATGAGAAACAAGAACATTGTGATGCTGTAGCCAAATGGTTGTCAGCTATCGACATGGACATGACACCAGAAGGTGTGAACTGGTCATATGAAACCATCACTAGCCGCTACCAAAAGGTAGAACACACAGCGATAGAACTACCAGTCACCGCTAAGGAACTCGTAGCACAACTTAAGCATGTGAAGTCAGAAGCCAAGTCTCTAGCAGAGTTGGAAGACAGACTGAAGGCTGAACTGTGTGAGTTGATTGGACCGAACGAAGTTGCTACGGTTGACGGAACAATCATTGCAACATGGAAGGGACGCACATGGGAATCGTTGGACATTAAACGATTGAAAGCAATGGAACCTGAGATAGCAGCAAAATATAGTAAGCCAACAACAACACGAACACTTCTCTTGAAGGGAGAAAAATAATGGAAGAGCAAGCAATCAAAGAAGCACTACTCGATGTACTCAACAAGCATGGTGTGCCTGACAAGTCAATCGTCGGCAAACTCCCACGCGGCGGAGGTTCACTCGATTTTGTCGGGCATGCGGAAATCACCAAAATTCTTATCGAGGTCGACCCACTATGGTCATGGCAACCATGCGGCTGGAACGAAGGACGACCAGCAATTCATGTAGTCAACGGCATGGCTGTGATGTGGGGAATCCTCACCGTCCACGGCAAAGACATCATCGGTGTTGGCTCAGTCAAACACGACAAAGCTGAACTTGACAAAGAACTTATCGGAGATTTCCTACGCAACGCCGCAATGCGTTTCGGAATCTCGCTATCCCTGTGGAGCAAACAGGAATGGGAAGGACAAGAAATAGCGGGGAAGGTACAGACCAACAGCAAAGTAGCGAATCCGCTTGCTACCAAACCTGCTGAACCTTCTCCCGTGAACGAAGACAAACCGTTAACACAGCAACAAGTGAAACAGTTTGTTGATGCATGCGACAAGATTGGGTTAGACCCAGCCATCGTTGCATCGAAAGCCAAACTCAACTGGGATGGGGTAATCATGCAGTCACAGCTACCTGTATTGCGTGACGCTTTCACCGCTATGAAAAACGAGGGTGGTAACTAATGGCAGCGAAACGCACAGTAGACCCGACAGGTTCAGCACCGTCAACCAAAATGGTGTCAATGCGATTGACCGCACACCAACTGTCATGGGTAGAAACGATATGCAAGAAACGTGGATGGTCGCGTAGTGCGCTGTTCCGTTTGCTACTAGATGAGGAGGTGCAACGTGTCGAAGGAACGAGCCAAGGGAACTAGCTTCGAAACATTCATCGTTAACTATCTGAAAAACTTTTATCCTTTTGTTGAGCGTCGCACATTGCACGGCACATTAGATAAAGGTGACATCGCAGGTACTGACCCTCGTCTCGTATGGGAGTGCAAGAACCAGAAGACATTAAACTTTTCTGGGTGGTTGCATGAAGCCGAGAACGAACGCCGTAATGCTGGCGCAGAGATTGGGATTGTGGTGGCGAAGCGTCGCAACTACGGGAACCCTGCTGACCAGTATGCGTTGTTGCGTTTAGATGACCTAATGAAAATACTAAAACAGGCAGGCTACTAATGGTTGAGCGTACCGAAGGGTACGAACCATCACATGACATCAAACAATTCGACTTCACAAAAGACTTAGCGTTCGGTCATCAAGGTGAAGAGCTTGTAACACAGTTCCTTGAAGACCTAAGCAAAGGCTCATTCGAAGTAAAGTTTGACCGCTTCCGCAACGGACGCATCTTCGTAGAGTTCGAACAGAATCCCCGTGATACAGGATGGAAGCCATCAGGAATAGCCACTACTAAAGCCAAATGGTGGGTGTATTTGTTCTCACCCAATGCGTTTGTTATAATTGAAACCAGCAGGCTACGCCGATACATAAAAGCAAATGTCGAGAGATTACAAATCCGAACGGCAGCCGCAGACTCCACAAATCCCGCGAAAGGATTTCTCATATACCCAGAGCAAGTCAAGGAGTTGATGTCAGTATCCACCTACGATTAGGAGAAACAATGTTAAAGATTTTTATAGCAACACTTATAGGTTTAGGGGTAGCAGGGGGAACGGTAGCGATGGCACAAGCACCAGCAGAGACGACGACAGGAACGCCATCCGCAACCAGCAATGTTCGTTTAGTAAGGGAAGAACCACTACCAATTCCAGCTGACGCTAAAGTCCCCCAATGGTGGGCATTGGCACGGCAAGTTGGTTGGAAAGAGGACGCTATGCGCACACTCGACCATGTGATTTTTAGAGAGAGCCGTGGCATAAACCGTTCTTTCAACCGTGAAGACCCAAACGGTGGCAGCCGATGCTTACTTCAACTGAATGGGTCATGGACAGGGTGGTTAACCGATAAGGGCATCATCACTAAACCAGCAGACCTATTCAAACCAGTTACTTGTCTAACCGCAGGACTAGCCATCTACCAGTACGGTGTTGACCGTTACGGTTTCGGGTGGGGTCCGTGGGCTATCAAGCCGTAAGATAGGCAACCATGAAGGGGCGACACACAACATCATGGGTATGCAGTAGATGCACTATGCGTCTTGTTACCCATGTCAAAGTTTCCGAACCACCAACCCATGTTTGTCTTGGGCGTGAACGGAATAGCACAACAAACAACATCCATCCAATGAAAGAAGAAACCAAATGAACAACATCACCATTGTCGGCAACGCTGGCAAACCAATCGAGTTGAAGTACACCACATCAGGACTAGCACAAGGCACATTCACGGTGGCAACAACATCAGGTAAAGATGAAAAGAAAGTTACCGTATGGCACAATGTCACCGTGTTCGGTCAGATGGCAGAGCATGCAGCATCTTCGATTGAAAAGGGTAGCCGTGTCATCGTGTCAGGCAAGCTTGACATCTCCTCGTATGAGGATAAGAAAACTGGTGAGAAGAAGTGGACAACAAAAATTTTGGCAGACGAAATTGGTTTGACTGTCAGGTTCAATGCTGTGTTCGCAGACAAGACTGAACAAACCATGAAGCAGGTCAGCCAAAAGTTTGGTCCTGTACCTTTCTTGGGTGACGAAGAAGCGTTCTGATGTTCACCGATTTCCGCACATGGCTAAAGGCTGGGATGGATAACGGGTGGATTTCACCGCCTGTTTGTTACACCCATGACGGGATACCTATGTCCATTACTGAGGACGCAGAGTTCACTGACGGGTCAGACCCTTGTATACATATCATCAGGTGTTACGAAGACGCAGAGCAGAAGGAACAGATTGAGGCGAACAGTTTCCAAACAGTGTGGCGTAACCCATTTAGAGATGAGGATTATGAAGGGAAGTGAGGTTCTGTTAGAGGCGCACAGCCTTATCACAGGCGACAGACATGACGCTTACGCTCACCCGTTAGAGGATTACACACAGACCCGCGACATCTTCAAAGCGCTCACAGGGATAGACATGACTGTCGAGCAAGCCATCTTGTTCATGGTGTCCGTCAAACTGTCTCGCCTGAGAACAGCGTTAGCTGAGGGTAGATGGGCGCATGACACCGTGGTGGACACCGCAGGGTATATCGGTTGCTTGTCAATGGTGAACGCCAAACAAGTTGAGAACATACTGAACGGGATTGAGTGATGGTGCAGAAAGGCGAGCGTAAACCTTGCCCGTGTGACTTCCCGATTGGGAGAACACCACTCGTGTGTGGTAAACCTGAAGAAGATGACGACGACTGAACTTCCCGATGGCTCATGTGTCCACCCGTGTGGGCATGTTGGCATATGTGACCATTGTGGAACAATACAAAAAGCTGTCGCAGTGTGGACAGATTTCGAGATAGATGGATGCGAATGTTTATGCCATGTGTTACGGCGACATATCGCAACAGCAAAGAAGAAGGGTAAAAAGAAATGACAATGCACCCAGCATGGTATGAGAAAGCAAACTGTATAGGTGTTGGCGGGGACGTGTTCTTCCCTGAGCCACAGGTTGGTGTGAACCACCGTGATTTTTTTGATGAGGCACAAACTTATTGCAACAAATGTACGGTACGGTCAGCTTGCTTGGAGTATGCAATGGAAGCTGAGACGAATGATATTCGTAGGTTCGGTATGTTCGGCGGGCTTACCCCTCGTCAGCGTGATGCGCTGGCTAAGAGGCGTTCGGGAAAGTGAAAAGCCCCACTACGACACAGAGAAGGGGAAATCTGTGGAGCGGGGCAATTCAACTTGTAACTCTAACACATTATTTGCGGTAGCGTATCACCTTGTAGTTGGCGTAACGGTAAAGCATTGAGTTATCTGCTGTGGCTTCGGCTTGTTTCTTGCAACTAAATAGGTATGCTTTGGCGGGTTCGGGGCTGAAGGTGTGACCGTTGTATTGGTAACAGCCACGCCAGTACCCGTATTCCCTTCCAGCTACCACCTTGACTACGACATACAGCTTTCGTGGTGGCTTGTACTTTCCCTGTTTGCGGTAGTTCCGTTGCCAAAGCCATAACCTAACTCTCGACTTCAGCCTGTTGCTCATAGCTTTTCATGTCATCTATCAACACTGTCCAACCCCAACGCTCGCGCAATATCCGTACCACTTCACGGGCTGTTGGTTCATTGGTGATGTACTGATGTACCCATTCTTCAATGATGTCGCTCGCTGTTTTCATACCTGCACCTGCTCATTCAAGTAGGCGAGAGCCTTATGCAATGCGATAGCACAGTCTTCTACACCGTCAAGGTATTCGCCGTCACCAAGGTAACCGCTTTGCCATGAGCGTGTGTTCTCATTCCATACCGTGCCATCAGGTAGCACATCATCTTCTACATCAGTCTCGTGATACCAAAGGTTTTGGTTCGGGTCATAACAGATAACGAAGACATGTTGTGGGTCTGATTTTTGGGTTAGGTCATAGACTTTCATTTGCTTGACCCCCAACTTGGGTGCGCTCGCATTGCACGCTTGCGCTTGACGGTGATGAGTTTGTGGGTGCTGTATCCGATAGTGAAATACAGTACGGCTATCAGTATTGCGCTCATTGTGCTGTCTCCCCTGCTTGCTCTTTGGCGTATGTGACTATCCACTTCCATTGGTCTGACTGGTTGTCGTTGTCCCATATGTCAATGCACTTATCCCATTGGTCATCGTTTAGTTTGGTGTCAAGTAATTCCTCGACGCCTTTCTTTGTCCACAACGTTACGCATATATGTTCTTCGTCGGGCATGTACTCCAATTCTTTTATGACCCACTTGACTTTGCTCATTGTGCTGTCTCCTTGTCTTGCATGCCCTGCTCAATAAGAAACTGGGCTTGGTTGAGTTGCTCTAGCATTGCGAATGTCTTCATTGGGCGTAGCTCGCCCAGTCGTACACCCTCGGACAAAAGGAATCGTAAGTCCTCGAATCCCCTAATGATTTCCGCCTGTATTGTTTCCTTGCTCATTGCTGTTCTCCTTCGTTGTTTGTTGGACAGTCTGTGTATGGATTTTCATTGCCTTCGTTGTCTTCGCACCCGCACCAGCCGAATGTCTCGACCTGTGTGTCGTGTGTTAGGTCAGCCAGTTCGCCCCAACTGTAAGAGCGTTGGCTTGGGTCTATGTCTTGTTTCATTGCTGTTTCCCTTCGTTGTTGTTGATATGTCTAACCGTAGTACAGATATTAGAGAGTGTCAAGGATTATCCCTGTCGCTTCATGCCATGCTTCACCCTCGCCAGTTGTCGGGCGTACCTTGTAGTCAAGATTGCCGTACCTGTTGCGACAGTCAAGCACCTCGACCTCGAAGGTCAGTGCCGTGCCTGCTACTCGCAACTGTCCACGCTTGCCAATGTTCTGTGCCAGTTCTCGTGCTGTTGCCATTAGTTCACCTCTACTATCTGTACATCTTCTGCGCCTAAAGATAGGTATTCTTCTGCCAGTTCAAGTACCAATTCGTATTCGGTGACAAATACCCCTGTCTCTTGTCCGTCTGCCACGACTGTCCAGTGTTGCTGTGTCATTAGTTGCCTGCCGTCTTGTCGAAGATTGCTTGCGCTAATGACTTGCCGTACACTTCGTCTAGGTTTTGGATTATCTTTTCTAGCCTGTCAATCTCGCCCGTGAGTGTGTTCACAAGGTCTAGCAAGTTGATTGCCCCATTCACTGACAGGCGCATGGTTTCGGGCGTTCTAAACCCGAGCCAGTCATCTAACCCCCATTCGGTGAGCTTATTTTGGATTATGCCGAGAGCGTAATCTAGTTGCTGTTCTTGTGTTGTTTCTTGTTGCTGTGTCATTGGTTATCCTCTGTTTCTTCTAGTTCTAATTCGAGTGCGCTGTAGATTGAGTTGTCACCCGTCTCTAGGTCATGTAGGTAGAAGTGGATTGCTTCGTGGTTGAGCACCCCGTTGTCAATGTCTGCTATTAGTTCTTTGCAAAGTTCTTGCAGACTTTGTGCAGTTGCTTTGAGTGTTTCGTAGTTCATTTGTTGCCCCTTTTCTTTTGTTTGTTGGTTAGTTGTTGTGCGATTGCCCCAATGATGAAAGGCGAGACCATGACTAGAGCGCCTAGCCCTGTCCAAAGAAAATCGTTTAGCATTAGTAGCCCCATTCCTGAATTGGTAGGTGACACTTAGCGCATGCCCAGTCGGGACACTCTGCTCTGTCCCATGTTGCTACTGGGTGCTTTTCGTTGCCTTCGGGGTCAGTCTCTGGCAGTTGCGTACCGCATGCTAAGCAATAGCAATTGGCGTGATATGTGTAACCTATCGTGAACTTATCCACGAACCTTGCTTTAGTGTCGCTAAACATTATTTTTCCCCTTTGATTAGTTCCTGTACTGCTTCTATTGCTTCTTCTGCTGTGTCGTACGCTTGGAAACTGCCTACGGTATCTATGTCTCCGTTTGCTTTCGCAATTCGGACAGTGAACTTCCGTGCATAGTTGCCATAGGTATCTTCTTCGCTTGTGATGAAATACTTGCCTGCGTAAATTGTTGGCAACACTTCGCAAGAAAAGAAACTCATAGTTTCGGGACTAAACCAATGGTGCCCGATTGCTTTGTTTAGTTTCTTTATCTGTTCAATGTTGCGGAAATAGTGTTCCGTTTTCATTTTGTTTCCCCTTGCTGTAGTAGTTATGTCTTACCGTAATACAGTGTAGTTGCTGTATCGTGCCCTAGTCAAGCCTTGACGCTTGCGCCTACCTACGTAGGTCTAGGGCTGTTCTTTAGTAGTTGTACAGTGTTGCTACTTTGTAGCCTTGTTCTTGCAAGTGTTCACGGTAGAGGTTCATTGCTTCTTTCATTGTGTGCCCGTAGTACCGTTGGGTTAGATACCATTTGTCATGCCCATCGGTCACCAGTTCGTCTATGACGATTGAACCGTCTCTATTTCTTCCTGCATTCATTTTGTAAACCTTTCGACCCATTCCGTAATTGTTGTAAATTCGAATTCGTTTTTAGTCCATTGCCCGTTCATCATCACGCTGTATATGATGCCGACTTTATTGTCGTTATCGGGTGCCATTGTCACTGCTTGCGCTGATAGTTCCCCGTCTCGCCTAATGTTTACATATTTCCGCATTAGTACGGGGTCATTACGCCATTCCATCGTGTATTTTGGCGTATCTTCTACGCCTTGCCATTCTTCTACTGTCATTAGTTGCCCTTTCGTTGGTTTATGTTCTGCCCTGTTGGGCATAGTCCCTAGTCACGATTGAACGTCACGCCATAAGCGCTAGGGGAAACTGACTAGAGTTTTATTCCGCAAGCGTCGACGAACTTGTAAACGTCGAAGCGAGGATTATCTTCCTTCAGTCTTGACGCCAAAACGCCTACCACATGCGCTATGGCTAGGTTCTCGGCGTAGTAGTTCT